ATATGGAGATAGATCATTTATGTGGGATTATCAATGATGGACATAGATGATCAATTTGAATTAGAACACTTATTTCTCACTGAAAGGAGATGCAGAATTTGTGGACAAACCAAGGATCTTATAGATGGATTTTATTTGACCCGTAAAGGTAGAGGTGATATAGCATCTGCATATTCATACGAATGTAAAATATGCACTATTATGAGAATAAAAAATAGTAGAAAAATAAAAAATGTCAGTCATAGATGGGAATATCCTGACTGGTAAGTTGTTCATTAGCGGTTTCCCCATTATAAAGTAAGCAAATAATAAATATTTGTAGTCAAGTTGAAACTCTTTAGAGGGAAAGACATGTCGCTAAACTTAGTATCACCAGGCATAAAGGTTAGAGAGATCGATCTTACTGTAGGCAGAATAGATGCAGTAAACGAGCAAATCGGAGCCTTTGTCGGACCTTTCCAAAAGGGTCCAGTAGATGTCCCCGTTCTTATAGAAACGGAAAAAGATTTATTGAATACTTTCGGTAAACCATTAAACAATAGTAACCAATATGAATATTGGTTGACCGCATCTTCATATCTTTCTTATGGAGGAGTATTGAGAGTAGTAAGATCCGATTCTACCTTATTGAAAAATGCAAACTACCCAGTATCTTCACCAGTTAGTTTAAAAATTAAAAGTCAAGAAGATTATACCAATAATTATTCAAATGCAACTGATTGGATTTATGCTTCTAAAGATCCAGGATCTTGGGCAAATGGGTTAAAAGTTTGTACAATTGATGCCGAAGCGGATCAAAGAGTTGCTATTGGAACTTTTGGAATTTCGGTTGGATTTGCAATTACTTGTGGAATTTCAACTAGTTATGCGACTGCTTCCGGTACGGTAGAAACTTTCAATGGATTTGCTAAAGGTATAGTAACCAAAGTTAATAAGGATAATATCGATGTTAAAATCGTCAGTATGCACAATATTGACACGGGAATAGCTACTGAAGTATCTTACAGTGCTTCTGGATTGAATAGAATTGTTGGTGGAAGTTTCCAATATTGGCAAATTTTTAATACTGTGGGTACAGCGACATCATTGGAGAGATTTAGACTTGACAACAATGCCACTGTAGGCGTTGGATCTACTGTAGTAAGTGCTCCAACCGAATTGATTGAGATTATTCAATCAAATAGTCTTGTTTCTGTTGGAGATTTAATCCAAACTTTAAATGGCGCTTTAACAGCAAGAGTTGTTGGATTTAATACAGGTCAAATTTTAATAGATAGTGCTTCACCAGTTTCTTTTGCATCAACAACACTCGTTGTTAGATATGCAAGAAATGTTCTCGATCAAACAACAAATAAAGGTGAAGGTCTTTTCACAAAATCTACCAATACTGTTGTTGATTGGTATGAACAACAAACTTTAGGACTAACAAACAATGTAATTTATTGGAAATCCATTGCTCCAAAACCAGGCACATCACAATATTGCTCTGAAAGAGGTGGAAAAAATGATGAGGTCCACATTGTAGTTGTTGACGATACTGGATCTATAACTGGTGTATCCGGAAACATCTTAGAGAAATATACAAATCTAAGTAAAGGTTTGGATGCAAAAATTTCTCCTGCCGAAAACATTTATTATAAAAATTATGTGGCAAATACTTCTGCTTATATATTTGCTGGAACTAGTGATGCTTTATCTGGAAACAGTTTTACTTCCATTAATGGATACACACAAACTAGTGGTGGAACCATTGCTTGGGGTCAAAACTGCACTGGAGTAAATTTTGGATCATCTGGAAATAGATCATATAGTCTATCTGGAGGTTATGATTATTCCTCAGCATCTGGAGGAATGTCCCTTTCATTATCAGATATATTAAATTCATATGAAATTTTTAGAAATCCTGCAGAGTATAATGTTAATTTCTTAATTGCTGGCCCAGATGGTGGAAGTACAATATTTGAAGCTCAAGCAAAAGCTAATAGACTAATTGATATTGCAGAAGCCAGAAAAGATTGTATTGCTTGCATTTCCCCAAGAAGATCTGGAATTATTGGTGTTTCAAATAGTGATACTCAAACTACTAACATCATTACTTTCTTTGATTCAGTTACATCTTCTTCTTATGCAGTATTTGACTCTGGTTACAAGTATATGTTTGATAGATTTAATAACGAATTTAGATATGTGCCATTAAATGGAGATATTGCAGGATTGATGGCAAGAACATCGATCAACAATTATGCTTGGTTCTCTCCAGCAGGTGCTTCAAGAGGTGTTATAAACAATGCTATCAAACTTGCATATAATCCATCTCAATCACAAAGAGATCTCCTCTATCCTAAGAGAATTAATCCAGTAATTTTCTCTCCAGGAGCTGGAATTATTCTCTTTGGAGATAAAACTGGATTATCGGTTGCAAGCGCATTCGATAGAATCAATGTTCGTCGTTTATTCCTAACTGTTGAAGATACAATCTCTAGAGCTGCTAAGGCTCAACTCTTTGAATTCAACGATGTTATTACAAGATCAAACTTTGTAAATATTGTTGAACCATACCTTCGTGATGTTAAATCAAAGAGAGGAATCACAGACTTCTTAGTTGTTTGTGACGAATCAAACAATACTCCAGATGTAATTGACGCAAATCAATTTAGGGCTGATATTTTCATCAAACCTGCAAGATCAATTAACTTCATTGGTCTCACTTTTGTTGCTAATAGAACTGGTATTAGCTTTGAAGAGGTTGTTGGAACCGTTTAATTTTTAAAAACATCAATCCCTACAGAGGTAAAAACAAATGGCATTTTCAAACACTCCAAGTTTTAGCTCCAGAACTTTAGAAGATTTTAAAGCAAGATTAATTGGTGGAGCAGCCCGTCCCAACCTTTTTGAAGTTGAATTAAATTTCCCAGCATTTGCAACTGATTCAACCACTAATTCAGGTACTGATCAAACAAGATCCGTAAGTGAATTGTCTAGATTCATGATTAAAACTGCTAATCTGCCAGCATCTAATGTTGGTGTGATTGAAGTTCCCTTTAGAGGAAGAACTTTGAAAATTGCAGGTGATAGAACTTTCGATGTCTGGACAGTTACTGTTATCAACGATGTTGATTTTTCCCTCAGAACTGCTTTTGAAAAGTGGATGAATGCAATCAACAAACATGATGATAACTCTGGTTTAATTAATCCATCTCAATATCAAAGAGATGCAGTTGTAAAACAGTTTGGAAGATCTTCAGTTCAATCTGCAAATTCCAGTGTTACATCTCCAACACTTACTACTGCTGGAGATTCTATTCCAGTTCTTAAAGCATATAAGTTCTATGGAGTGTTCCCAACTGCAGTAAGTGCTATTGATTTATCATACGATAGCACTGATGCTATTGAAGAGTTCACTGTTGATCTCCAAGTTCAGTGGTGGGATGCTCTTGATTCATCAGGAAATACTCAGTTAGGTACAGATCCTCAAGTATTGAACCCTTCATAAATAGTAGAAATATAGTTCAAATTTGAATAATGCCTAAATTATTTGGTTTCAAAATCCAAGATGCGGGGGACGATGGATCTAAAAAATCTATCGTCTCTCCTGTTCCGGAGAATCAAGAAGATTCTTCGGATTTTTATGTTGCGAGTGGATTTTATGGACAATATGTTGATATCGAAGGAGTCTATAAATCCGAGTACGATTTAATCAAAAGATATCGTGAAATGGCTATTCATCCAGAAGTGGATAGTGCTATTGAAGATATTATTAATGAAGCTATTGTCTCCGATCAAAATGACTCTCCAGTTCAAATTGATCTTCAAAATGTACCAGCTTCAGACAGACTTAAAGAAATAATCAGACAAGAATTTAAATATATCAAAGAAATTTTAGACTTTGATAAAAGATGTCATGAGATTCTAAGAAATTGGTATGTTGATGGTAGAATTTATTACCATAAAGTTATAGATTTAGAAAAACCAGAAGAAGGGATCAAGGAAGTAAGATATATTGATCCCATGAAAATTAAACTCGTCAGAAAAATAAAAAAAGATGGTAAACATGTATTAAATCCATCCTTTTCAGTTACTGGCGGGAAATCTCCAAATGGTAATATGGCAACTCCAGAGGTTGAGGAGTTTTATGAGTATGATCCAAACATTAGAGGAACTGGTGCAGGTCAATCCACAAGCAACTTTAAAAATGCAATTGGCGGTGCTGCAAGAATTTCAAAAGATGCGGTAACTTATGTTCATTCTGGTTTAGTAGATAGAAATAAACAAGTAGTTCTTTCATATCTCCATAAAGCAATTAAAGCACTCAATCAACTAAGAATGATCGAGGATTCTCTTGTTATCTACAGATTATCGAGAGCCCCAGAAAGAAGAATTTTCTATATTGATGTAGGCAATCTCCCTAAGATCAAAGCAGAACAATATCTTCGTGATGTTATGAATCGTTATCGTAACAAATTGGTCTACGATGCAAACACTGGAGAAATCCGTGATGATAAGAGAATGATGTCCATGCTTGAAGATTTCTGGCTCCCTCGTCGTGAAGGTGGTAGGGGAACTGAAATCACAACTCTTCCTGGTGGACAGAATCTTGGAGAACTCACTGATGTTGAGTATTTCCAGAAAAAACTTTATCGTGCTCTTGGAGTTCCAGAATCTCGTTTAAGCGGAAGTGGTGGATTTAATCTTGGAAGATCTTCTGAGATTTTAAGGGACGAAATTAAATTCACTAAGTTTGTAGGAAGAATGAGAAAGAGATTTTCACATCTCTTTATGGATATGTTGAGAACTCAACTTCTTCTTAAGAACATTGTAACTACAGAAGATTGGAAAGTTCTTTCGGATCACATTCAATTTGATTTTATTTACGATAATCATTTTGCAGAATTAAAAGAAGCAGAACTTATTCAAAATAGACTGAATGTTTTAGTTGCTGCAGAACCTTATATCGGTAAGTATTTCTCAGTTGATTATGTAAGAAGAAACATTCTTAAACAAACTGACTCTGAAATTGTGGAAATAGATACACAAATAGGTACAGAACAAGCAGCGGGAATCATTCCTCCTCCAATGGATCCGACAACCGGACTTCCTGTTGGTCAAGAACCACCCCCTGCAGAACAACCAGCAATGGGTGAAGTTCCAATGAACCCAGAAG